AGGTTTCATTTGACCCTTGGAAATCAGCTGGTTACGAACAAGATTTAGAAGATGCTGGAGCTGAGATAACAAAATTTAACCAAACTATTGGTTACTACACCAGTCCCATGAATGAATTTGAAGCAGCAGTTAAGTCAGGAAGGTTGCATCACACAGATCATCCAATATTGAATTGGAATATCATGAATTTGCAATCTAAGCGTGATACTAACGGTAATGCTAAGCCACGTAAAGAAGATGTGCGTAAGAAGATAGATGGTGCTTGTGCTGCAATAATGGCTGTTGGCAGGGCTATGCAAACACCCGATGAAGGTCTACAAGAAGACCTAGGATCAATATGAAAATTTTTAGTAAGATATGGTTTATAACCAAAGCGACATTTACCTTGATGTTCAGACCTTTGTTGGACATTGCAGGTATTTTATGTATGGCGTATGGGGCTTACTTGTACTGCGAGCCATTGGGTTATAGTGTACTGGGACTTTTATTATGGGCAGAAGCTAACAATGTTTTTGAACTCTTTAGAACACCGAGGGATTGAGTCTACCATAGGGGATGCCTCAGCCTATGGCAGATGGTTGGTAGAACAGTACGGAGCTACTTCTTCGGGGGTAGACGTTACTGAACAGACGGCACTTACTTTACCTTACGCATATGCTAGTATTAAGGTGTTGGCTGAGACTGTGGCACATGTGCCTCTTCAAATAATGCGGGAGGGCAAGAAAGGTGCGGAACCAGCTACTAATCACCACTTGTATGAGATGATAACGACTATGCCTACAGACCGGCATACTCCTTACCATTTCAAAGACACTTTAGAAGCTCACCGCAACGGTTGGGGAAATGGCTACGCTGAGATTGTATTTCAAGCTGGTAAACCAATCGACATGAAAATGTTGTATCCCAATAATACACACCCACGAGTTCATGAACATACTGACAGTGTGGTGTACGCTATCACAGAGAATCAAGGTGGTACGAGAGTATTGCCTGCTTCTGATGTGCTACATGTGTCTGGCATGGGGTTCGATGGCTTGGCTGGATATTCCCCTGTCCAGCTAGCCAAAGAATCTATCGGACTGGGTATGGCAATACATGAGTTTGGAGCTTCTTTCTTCGCAGGTGGGGCAACTCCAAAAGGTATTATTGAGACTGAGACAGCACCCAACACTTTGATTAAATTCATACAAGAGTACAAACAACGATATGGCAATATTAACACCTCTCATGAAACTCACATTCTGCCTAAAGGCATGGTGTATAAACCACTTACTATAAACCCAGATGACGCACAAACTTTGGAGACACTCAAGTACAACAGAACTGAAATTGCTGCCATATACCGAGTGCCACCACAATTTATCATGGATATGGAATTCAACACTTTTACTAACGCGTCGGAGATGGATTCACACTTTTTCAAACACACCATGATACCCATATTTACAAATTGGGAACAGGAGTTGAATCGTAAGCTGCTTACTGCTAAAGAGCGGCGTTTGGGATATTACTTTAAATTTGATGTTTTTTGGTTGTTACGTGGTGATACTACAGCACGTTATGCTGCTTACCATCAAGCTTTACAAGACAGTTGGCTTACTCGTAACGAAGTGCGTGTTATGGAAGAGTTCCCTGAGCGTGCGGATATGGAAGGGGTTTTGACACCTACTAATATGCAAACACCAAGCGATAAGGAGAAGACCCATGGTACTCCCGCTCCATCGGACAACACAGCGCCAGTAGTAAAGGCCCTAGCGGAGCGCATGGTTTCAAACGAGCGCAAAACCCTTGCTAAGATAGGTGAAAACATAAGTAAGGGTGCTACATTTTACAACCACAAATACCCAGAATTCATTAAAAAGCACCTTCTCCCGATAGCAATTATGGTTGAGCATAGGCTTTATGAGGGCTTAGAGGCAGGTGACTTTATGGAAAAATTCATTAATACTTATATAGATCGTCAGTTAGGGCAAATGAAGGAGTCCATAGGTGATGTTGAAGTTAGTGAACGGGCTATTATTAATCTGTTTTACGAAATTTTAGGAGAAGAAAAATGACATTTGAGAGACGGTTTGCTGCCAAGAAAGTAGAATTGCGTGAAACAGGGCACGAAGATCGGCCCGTTGAAATTCACGGTTATGCAGCAGTGTTTAATACTTTATCTGACGTATTGGGTAGGCGCACAACTGGTAAAAATACTATGGAACTTCGGGAGAAAATTTCACCGGAAGCTTTCGACAATGTTTTGGATCAAGATACCAGAGCGTTTTTTAACCACGACCCTAATTTTGTATTAGGCCGCAGATCAAACGGTACATTGGAATTGTCTGTTGATGATGTTGGTTTGCGGTATGTGGTTACACCACCGAATACTCAAATGGTACGAGATATGTTGCTCGAACCAATGAAACGCGGTGACATCGATCAATCTTCTTTTGGCTTCATATTAGGGTCGAAAGGTGACAAGTTTGAAGAAGATGACAACGGCAACATGATACGATCTTTAGTATCTGTGGAAGAGTTGCGTGATGTATCACCAGTGACAATGCCAGCGTACCCTGATGCTACGGCAGCATTGCGTTCGTGGGGTTTGGAAGAAAATAATAGTGAAGGTGCTGATGAAGATAACACTATCATCGTACTTCAAAATAAATTGGAAGACATGACAACGCAGCGCGATTCTTTGCAGCGACGTTTAGATGTCTTCAACAGGTTTCAATCTTAAGGGTCATAGGCACTTTAAAAGATTGGAGTAAATAGTAACTTGTATTTTAAGTGGAGAAACAGATTATGACAGATAATCTTAACCAAAAGCTTACAGGGTTGCGAGAAAAGGAAGTTGAAAAGCGTTCGCGAGTTGCAGAACTTGCTACAACTGCTGGAGAAAGAGCACTCAATTCAGATGAAAATTCTGAGTTGGATACACTGGAAACAGCCATTGGAGCACTGTCTACTGAGCAGCGTAGTATTGAGAAAATTCTGAAAATTGGTCCTCATAGCGAAAGCGTGAATGACAATATTGGTCTAGATGACAATGAAAAACGGAACTTTTCTATGCTCAAACTTATCCGTGCTCTCGATCCTAAAGCTACACAACAAGATCGAGCCGATGCATCCCTGGAGTTAGAAGCGTCTAGTGCGATTGAACAACGGGATGGGGTTGCACCTAAAGGTGCGTTCCTTCCTATGGAAGTTATGGGCGAATGGCGAGGACAAGCTTTTTACGAAGCTCAGAGACGCGCTATGGAATCTCGTGATTTAAGTGCCGATGTATTTGCAAGTGCTGGTGCATTTGTAGGGGTTGATTTCCGGCCCACACAGATGATACCTTTGCTTCGTAATGCAATGGCTTTAACTAGAGCAGGTGTTAGCTTCTTGGATGGTTTGGTTGGTGATGTTGCTATACCAAAACATACAGGGGCTACAACTGCTGGATGGGTCGGTAGTGATGGTGGTACTATTGGGGAAGGTACACAGACAGCAGGGCAGGTAACACTGACTCCTAAAACTCTGGGTACGTTTACTGATTATACTCGCCAACTTCGTTTGCAGAGTTCGGTCTCTGTAGAGAACTTTATACGTAGTGATATTGCTACTGTTATCGCTCTTGAAATTGACCGAGCAGGTATTCATGGTACTGGTACTTCTGGGCAACCAGTAGGTATCGAGAATACTACAGGCATTGGTGCCCAAAGTTTCGCTGGCGCTGCTGATCCTACTCGTGATGAAGTAATTGGTATGCGTTCTGATCTGGCTACTGCTAATGCCCTTTTGGGTGCTCAGAAGTTCATAACCAACAGTACAGTCTATGGCAACATGTTAGGCAAACTTGTTGATGCTGGTTCTGGTCAGTTTTTGCTAAAAGAAAACGGTCAACTTCTCGGAAGAGAGTGTATCGAATCTAATCAGGTTCAATCTGGTGAGATGTATTTTGGCAATTGGGCAGACCTTTTGATAGGGCAGTGGGGCGCGTTGGATGTGTTGGTTGACCCCTACACTGGTGCTACTGCTGGTAATGTTCGCATCTTAATGTTTCAGTCTATTGACCTTGCAGTTCGTCACGCTGAATCATTCTGTAAAGGGAGTGCATAAACCATGTTTGAAAAGAAAGATTTTGGTAATGATGCAGTCGTACAATGTATTGATTCAGCTACCCATACGGCAGATGCTAATGGTGCGGCTGTTGATTTGTTGGAATACGATGGTTGTTTGATTATAGCCTGTGTTGGTGAATCAGGTGATACTTTGTCTGGTTCCGTACTGGTGGATTTGGAGATTGAAACCTCTGATGATAATAGTACATGGGTTGATGCAGCTGATGCCGTTATAACTAATTCTGTAACTGGTACTACAACTGGTACATTTGGCAGAATTGATGCAGCGGCTGAAGATGATGCAGCTTATACTACTGCTTATCGAGGCAGAGAACGGTATATCCGACCTGTGATTAACGTTACTGGCACCCATACCAATGGTATTCCTATTGGAATTGTTGCTGTACGAAGTCGTGGTAGATATACTTAAACCCAAAGACAGGAGAATCTTGTGGCAAAGTTTGTTAAAGTAAATTTTCGGATAGGAATATCTGGAACTATTGCTGAGGCTGGCGCTAAGTTGCATATTGATGACAATGATTATAAGAACTTGTCACAAATGCGACGCATGGGTGTACCTTATGTGGAACTGCTTGAGGAAGAAGTTAAAGACAAACCTGTTGTAGAAAAGGCGAAAGTCGAGACTGCAACTAAAAATGAACCTGAAACTTCTGAACCAGCAGTTAAACTTAAGAAAACTAGTGTTCGTAAAACCAAAAAGCAAAAGTAGAGAGGTAGTGTAAGTGGATCTCATTACTACAACTGCGCCACAAGATGAACCTGTTACTACTGAGGAAATAAAGGATCATCTTAGAGTTAGTACATCAGATGATGACGCTTATATTGCATCGCTTGCGATTGCAGCTAGGCAACACATTGAGGCACTAACGGGTTTTAGGTTATTTACACAAACATTAACATTGTATGCTGATAAATGGGCTGATTACCCACTTGTAGACCCTAACGATGATACTGTTTTGTTGCTGCGTGTGGCACCTGTTCAAAGCATCACTACTGTCAAATACTATGACACTGATGATGTTCTTACCACAATCAGTTCAGCTGATTATTGGGAAGATTTGAATAGTGTGCCATGCCGGTTGCAAACTAAAACTTCTTGGCCTTCAGCTAAGGAAAGAATTGGGGCCATTCAAATTACTATGCAAAGTGGTTGGTCTGATATAGATAATGTGCCTGAACATTTTGGGCTAGCTATAAGGTTGCTTGTAGAGCATTGGTATGATAACCGTATGCCGGTGTCAGAGGTTAAAATGACTGAAATACCTTTTGGAATAACAAGCATATTAACTTCACACCCTGAATATCACCACTGGCAACTATGAAAAAAGTTAGATTTAATGTTAATGTAACCGTAACTGGCAATGAATACAGTCCAGGAGATGAAGGTGAATTGACCGAAACACAATTCGGAATTTTCCGATCAACTGGCCCGATGCCACACATTATTGATTTGACAACTGAGAAACCAAAACGTGTCAATAAACCCAGGAAAACTAAGAAACAAGATAACGATACAGAGTAATACAACCTCTAAAGGTACGTATGGTGGTATCGATAATAGTTGGGCAACTTTTACTACTGCTTGGGCTGCTATTAAGTGGCTTGGTGGTGGTATGGAGCTTATGGGAAATGACCAAATTCGTGGGGAAAGAAGAGCTAAATTTACTACTAGGTATCAATCTGGCATAACAACCGCTATGCGCATATCTTTCGATTCGCGCATTTGGGACATAGAAACTGTTATTAATGTGGATGAGCTTGGCAAGTATGTGGAAATACAAGGTCTGGAGAAATATGTCTGATGGACATTGATTTCAAGTTTGAAGGTCAAGAAGATTTTGACCGGAACATGAAGAAGATGAATTCTGAATTGCAGACTAAAGCATCTCATACAATGAGTGGTCATGCTGCTAGGTGGTACAGAGACAGAATGCAAGCTGTATTGCCTGTCAAAACAGGTGTGTTGGCTGCTTCCCCCACTGCTAAGAAGGTGCCTAAGAAATATTCGAGTAACATTGCTGAACATGAAGTGGGTGTACCTATAGGTAAAGGTGAGTCTAGAGCAGGTGCCTATGCCCACGTAATCGAATTTGGAAGATCACGCGGCCCCTTAGGGCCTATGAAAGGTAACAGATTGTGGACAATAACATTTGAACAAGGTGTAAATCAAATGTTGCAAGAGATGGCTAAAGCTGGTAAAAAATGGATGCGTAAATGGCTGTAATAGAATCCGGTCTCAAGGCTCGTTTGGAAGGCTACACTGCTTTAACAGCATTGTTGGCTGACGGTACGGACAGTATATGGGCTGAGTTAGCACCACAAAATGCGGATAAGCCATATTTGACATATTCTATACATGATGATATAGCAAGAAACGTTATGGGAAAGGAAACTACACCAACGGAAGCTTTGTTTCAAGTTTCATTTTTTGCAGATGAATATGATGATTTGTTACTCATATTCATACAAGTTCGGGCTTGTTTAAACAGGTATAGTGGCACAGAAGGCAGTGTTACGGTACAAGATACTTTTTATGATGGCAGGAACTCACAATATGATGAATCGGACCGAGACTATCAAATGAATGTGGATTTCCGCATATTTTACGAGGAATGATGAATGGGTAATTTAGTTATTAAAGGTAGGCCAGCTTGGTTAGGTGCCTACAACTTTGCTGATCAGATGAATGCTTTAGCCATTGATTATGGTTCTGAAGCCCAAAACAACACAATATTAACAGATTCCAATGTTTCTAATATAGGTGGTTTGTTCACATTTGGGTTTGCTTTCCAAGGGTTTTCAGACCATTCCGCAGCTGATGGTGTAGCTTTTACTAACATTGGTTCATCCGCACCTTTAGTGTCAGCTACAGAATCTGGCACGGAACAAGAAATAGCTTATTTGGTTAACACTAAACAATTGTCAGTGACCCCAATACAAGGGTCAGTTGGGGATATGGCAGGTTTAGAAGTTACAGGAAATTCAGCAGATAGGCTTATACGTGGGGTGTTGGAATGTAATAGGACTGCTGCGGCAACTTCAACTTCAACTGGCATTCAACAAGGGTCTGTATCAGCAACTCAGAAAATGTACGCCAGTTTGCACGTTACAGCAGCCAGTGGCAGCAGCCCAACATTAGATTGTGTAGTACAAAGTGATGATAATGCTGCTTTTACAAGTGCCACTTCCCGCATTGTATTTACACAAGCTACTACTACGACCAGTGAATTTAGTTCAGTTTCTGGGGCTATTACTGATGATTATTGGCGAGTTAGTTTCACCATAGGGGGAACAACACCGTCATTCACTTTTGCTCTAGCATTTGGAATAATATAGGAGATATACCATGGGCGATTTTGTCCTTACAAACGCAAAGGTTACAATTAATAGCGTGGATCTTTCGGACCACGTAGAACAAGTTTCATTTTCTTACGAAGCTGAAGGTGTGGATGATACTAATATGGGTGATACCACAAGAGTTATGCTTGGTGGTTTGCTTAGTTATGGTGTCGATATAACCTTTTCACAAGATTTTGCAGCTGCAAAAGTGGATGCTACTTTATTCAGTCTGGTTGGTTCAACCACGACTGTTGTGTTGGTACCTGTAAACACTACAGTATCATCAACTAACCCCAGTTTTACTGGGACCATGTTGCTGACTAGTTACAGCCCCATAGGTGGTACAGTGGGTGATAAGGCAACTGCACCAGTTCATTTTGATCCAGCAGGGGCTATTACTAGGGCAACTTCGTAATATAGAAGGAAGACAGTATGGAAGAGTTAACGTTAACAGACTTGGCAGAACCTAAGTATGAGTTAGTACCCATTACCATAATGGGTAAACAGGCGTATTTGCGCCCACTTAGTTTTGATTTGCAAATAGAAATGTATAAAACATTTGAAGAAAGGGCTGATACAGAAGCATCTAGTGATGATATGAAAATCATGCTAGGGGCAACACTTTGTGACAAAAATGGTAAATTGCTGTTTGAAAACACAACGGATGCTGTTAAAGTACTAGGTGACATACCAGATTTAATGGAAGCTTTTAGTAAGGTTTCAGAAGTCAATGCTTTTGATGTTGATGCAGAGGTAAAAGATTAAAGAGTTTGCCATTTGAAGTACTTAGGATACGACTAGCTAAAGACTTCAAAATGCCGCCAAGTCATGTTGGCAAACTCTTTTCTCAGCAAGACGTACTATCTATCTTGGCATTTGAGCAAATGCAGAATGAAGAAGAAGCGGAACAATCCCGCATGGGTGAATTGAAAAACAAAGCTACACAGGAGAGAAATAAAAGTGGCAGCTAAAATAGGTTCTTTGTTAGCTTCTATTGGTCTTGACACCGCTAAGTTTGAGAAAGGTGCCAAGAAAGGCATACGCGCAATAAATAATTTCAAAAAGCGTTTTCAAAAAGACATGCGTATTATGTCTAAGGCAGCAACAGCTTTGCAAAATCGTTTGGGCCGTTTAATAGGCATGGTAGTGACGTTGGCCGGTCCAGCTGCTTTATTAATGCTCGTTCGCAGTTCTCTTAAAGTGCAAGATCAGATGGCTAAGTTGTCGGATTCTTTTGGCATTGGTATGCAAGATTTAGCTGGTTTTACATTGGCAGCCGAACGTGGTGGGGCCACAGCTGAACAGTTGAAGAAATCTTTTGAGAAAATGGCTACTAATGTAGCAGACGCGGCTGAAGGTGTGGGTACAGCAGACGCAGCTTTACTAAAATTGGGTATTAGGGGCAAAGAGCTTGCAAAACTGCCAATGGCAGAACAGTTCAAATTATTAGCCGATAAAATAAGGCTGGTAAAAAACGAAACTGTAAAAGTTGGCATAGTCTATGATATATTTGGTAGGCAAGGTACCAACATGCTAAAAACTCTTGAACTTGGCAGTGCTGGTTTAGAAAATTTTGTGCAACGCGCTAAAGACTTGCACATTTCTTTGAACAGGATAGATGCTGCACAGATTGAAGAAGCCAATGACACTATATTAGAAGCTAAGAAAACGATGGCCGGGTTTGGTAATTTGATTGCCTTGAAAATATCTCCCCTAATAACAGGGTTTGGTAATATGTACATTGATGCTGCTGTTGAAGCTAAGAATTTTGAAACAGTTGTCGATAATGCTTTCGTACACGTTATATCAGGTGCAGCTTTTGTTGTAGATGCGGTTGAAGGTGTAACTATAGCTTGGGCAACTGCAAAACATGCGGTTAAACAAGGTGTAGGTCATATTTTACTATTAATTGCTGAGGCTAAGGCAAAACTTGCTGACCTTGACCCAACCGATATAGTGTTTTCTGACAAATCGGCTAAAGAAGCTATGGACCATGTCGCCCTTTATGCAAAACAGGTGCAAAAATCAAAGATAGAATTAAACAACCTTATATTAGCGGCTGGCAAAGGGGGTGAAAAGTTCAAAGAGCTTATTGCAGAAATGGCTGCGTTCGCAGCTGCCAATGCAGAGGAATCGGCAGCTGCCAGAGAAAGACTTAAACATAACTTAGAGGAAGTCGAGTTATTAGCAGACAGAGCAGCGTTGGCTTTTTCAAACGCATTTCAAGGTTTCTTTGATGGGTTTGATACTGGTATGGATAAAATGTTGAGCACCTTTAAGAAAAACCTAGAAAAGATGGCAGGTGAGTTGTTAGCTTCTCAACTACTTGAAATATTCCCTTCTCTTGCTACAGGCAAAGGGGTTGGTGGCTTTATTGGCAAGCTGTTTGGTGTAGGTTTTGCTAAAGGTGGTTCCTTTGAAGTAGGTGGTAAGGGTGGTACAGACAATGTGCCAGTGGGGTTCATGGCTACTAGAGGTGAGACGGTCACAGTAACACCGGCTGGTCAAACAGGTGGTAGTAAAGGTCAAGGGGGTATAGTGAATAATAACACTTATGATTTCAGGGGCAGTACACTTAATGAGACTGAAGTTAGGGCTATGATTGAACAAAGTCAAAAAATATCAGAACGAAACATTCAAAATAAAATGGCACGAGGTAGGTTTTAATGCCTTCAATAGCGGCGTTTCCTTCTATAACACCCACTAGCTCTACCATGGGGCTTATAACGAACTCCAAGAGTTTTGTGAGTCCTCTGACAGGTTATACACAAACTTCTAGTCGAAAAGGTAACAGGTGGTTTCTGCGCATGGTGTTCAACAACTTGCAAACAGATGAGCGCGGTGTTTTGAAAGGCTATTTTGCCTTCATGGAAGGTCAAGTTAACCGTATTGAAGTTGGAGATCATTCTTATACTGGTGCTCGTGGTGCATTGGGTGGCACACCTAAGGTGAAAGGGGTTGATCAATCAGGTACTAGCTTAATTACAGATGGTTGGCCTAATAGCACAGTTGTTCTTAAAGCAGGTGATTTGTTCTCTTTTAATAACGGTACATACAACGAGTTGAAGATGGTTACTGCCGATGGCACTAGTGATGGTTCAGGAAATTTAACAATATCTATTATGCCAGAGATACACACCTCACCAGCTGACAATGCTGTAATAACCACTTCTTCCCCTGTAGGCACATTTATGTTAGTAGAAAATATGTTGGGTTGGACAAACAGACCAGGACAATTAGCAGGTGTGGTAGCACCTTTGTCTGATTATGCTGTTGACTTAATTGAGGATATTGGCACATGAGTTTAGGTCGTGGCATTGCTTCAGCAGTAACTACAGACATTGCAAATGAGAAACATGTAAGATTGGTTTCGTTTGCTAAATTAGAATTAGATTCTGGCACTTTGTATATGCATGATTCTATTGGCACATTTACTTGGTCTGATCCTGATGATGGTTCTAAAGCATGGTCAGGTATTGGG